TGCCTGCCGTTGGGCCTTGACCGCCGTGCCTGAGTAGCCGGTCAGCTCTTCCTGCGCGCTTCGCACCATCTGGACGAAGGATGGCCACTGCCGTAGAACGTCCCACTGGATCTCGGTCAGGCCGAAGTCGGTCGCTAGTTTGCTGGCGTCTTCCAGCCCCAGAACGATGTCGAAAGCGAGCCGGGAAGCGCGCTGACGCATGAAGGTCATGGTGATCCCAACGTCGGTAGGGGAGAGCTGGTGGGCAGGCACGGCGACACCCGTTTGTCAAGTTCGTGGTAGCCTACCGCGAAACCGCCCCGCCGGAGTACCCCCATGGCCGCCAGCCCGCTACTTCGAGTCGACTTCGGCCCGCAGGCCCCCCCGCAGCCGGCGCAGTCCAGTTTCGGTTCTAACGCCATGGACATCCCCCCCGCCCAAGCTGCCGGCAACCTGCAGCTGGTGCTGACCGGCCTAGCCGGGTACATCCAGAGCTGCTACCGGGGAGCCGCTGACAACCGCCGCAACCTCCTCGTCGACGACCGAATGATGGCAGCAATGCGAGCGCTGCGCGGGGAATACGACTCAGCAACACTCAGGGACATTCGACAATTCGGTGGCAGCGAGGTTTACGCGCGGATCACCGCCAGCAAAGTCAGGGCCTGCGCTGCCCTCCTCCGTGAGATCTACACCGCTACCGAGCGGCCATGGGCGCTCAGCCCAACCCCTGAACCAGATCTGGCCGGCACGTCCCTGCAGGAAGCCGTTAAGGCTGTGTTGCAGGCAGAAGCGGCCGAGCTGATGGCCGCCGGCACCACTCCGGAGATTGCTGCGCTGAAGAACCGCGCTGCGGAGTTGAAGGACGAGCTGCTGCAGATGCGCAAGAAAGCCGCCGACACCGCGCTGCAGACGCGCACTGCCGTCATCGACGACGTGCTGTGGGAAGGCAATTTCTACGAAGCCCTCTGGGCGTTCCTTGGCGACATCGCCACCTTCCCGTTCGGCGTGATCAAAGGTCCGGTTGTGCGGATGAAGAACGTGCTGGTGTGGAAGAAAGGCATTCCATCAACCGAGATGAAACCGGTGCCAGTGTGGGAGCGCTGCAGCCCATTTGATGTGTACTTTGCTCCGTGGTCGCAAGGCATGCAGGACGGGTACATAGTCCATCGCGAGCGCGTGAGCCGCAGCGCTGTGCAATCGCTGCGCGGCCTGCCCAACTACAGCACGGAGGTGATCGACCGCGTGCTGGCGAACTGGAACCACAAGAGCGCGGAGTGGTACGACTACAACGAGACGGAGCGCGCGGTGCTGGAGCAGCGCGAGTCGCAGATCGCGCCGATCTACGGTGGTGAAGGCAACGAGCGGCCGATGCCGATGCTGTCGTTCTATGGATCCGTGAGCGGCAAGATGCTGCGCGACTGGGGCGTGGACGAGGGCAAAGTCCCCGACGAAGGCAAGGACATCAACGTCTTCGCCTACCTGATCGGCGGCGAAGTGATCGGCGTGACCATGAACCCGCACCCGACTGGACGCCTGCCGTTCTATGGCGACTCGTTCGAGCGCGTGCCGGGTAGCTGCTATGGCAATGCGATCCCCGACCTGATCGACGACATACAGAGCGTGGGCAATGCGGCGTTGCGCGCGATGGTCAACAACCTCGCGATCGCGTCCGGCCCCATGGGATGGATGAACGAGGATCGCCTCGCGGAGAACGACCCCAACGCTGACAAGTTGTGGCCGTGGAAGATCTTCCGCTTTACCGATCGCATGACGGCAGGCAGCACTGAAGAGCCGATGAAGTTCTTCCAGCCGACAGCCAACGTGCAGGAGCTGCTGACCGTCTACAACCAGATGCTGACCATGGCCGACGAGATCTCGACGATCCCGCGCTACATGCAGGGATCCGGCATGGGTGCTGGTGGTGCCGGGCGCACGGCTTCTGGCCTGTCGATGCTCATGGAAGCGTCGAACCGCACCATCAAGCAAACGGTGTCGTCGATCGACCAGAACGTGATCGAGCAAGTTGTCGAGGATCTGAACGTGTACCTTGCGCTCACGCGCCCAGACGTGGTGATGGAGGGCGACATCTCCGTGATCGCACGCGGCGCGGTCGAGCTGATGCAGCGCGAAACCCTGCGCATGCGCCGGCTGGAGTTCTTGCAGATCACCAACAACCCGATCGACCAGCAGCTGGTTGGCGTTGAAGGACGGTTCAACATCCTGAAGGAAGTGGCGCGGGATCTCGGTATGCCTACCGCTGATTCGATGGCGCTGAGCCAGCAGCAGGCCGACCAGATCAGCCAGATGATGATCCAGCAGACCATGACGCAGATGGCGGGTGCTGGGCAGCAGCCTGCCGGCCCGCCCGGCGGCGTTACCCCGGCTGCAGGTGGCGGCAATACCCCGGTCGTTCCGCCCGGCCCAGCTCCCGGTCCCGGTGGCGGCCCGCCGCAGGGTGGCCCCCCGCCTCCGCCGCAAGGGTGATGAATGAAGCCGAAACCTGACCAACGTCTGTACGACGGTTTACATCGTCTGAGGTCGAACTATGATTTCCAACTGTTTGTGAAGTTCATGCAAGCCGATTACGAACACCTGAAAGAGTCACTAGTGTCCAGTGATCTCGCGACAATGCCCTCGACGCAAGGTCGGGCTGCGGCGCTGCGAGATGTTCTTGAGATGGTCAACAAGGAGCAACCCAAATGAGCCAGATCCCCGCCCGTGTGGCGGCTGAAGCTGCTCAAGCCGATGCACAACTTGCCGAGCTTGCCGCTGCCGCTGCCGCTGCTGAACCCGCTTCCCCCGCACTGAGCCTCGTCGAAGGCGGCGGTGTGCCACCTGCTCCAGCGCCGCCGGCTCCTTCCGCCGTACCAGTGGATCTTGCCGAAGAGCTGCGGCGATCGCGCGACTTCATCTCCGCCCAGAATGGACGACTGCAAGCGCAGGCCGACCAGATGCGCGAGATGCAGCGCTCAATCGTGGAGCTGCAAGCCAATCGCCCCGGTGCTCCTGCCGCGACCCCGCCGGAAGCTCCGAAGTTCGTTACCGAGAAAGACCAAGAGGAGTACGGCGAGGATCTGATCGGCCTGATCCAGCGGGTGATTCGACAGGAGCTGGGCGGCCCGTTCGAGCGCATGGCTTTGCGCATCAACGCTCTCGAAACGCGGCTGGGCACGGCTTCCAAGCAGGCCGAGACTGCGCAGCAGTTCGCCACTCAAACGGCGGACGAGCGCTATTTCAGCGCCCTCGACGGCAAGATCCCCGACTGGGAGAAGGTGAACGACACCCGGGAGTTTGTTGACTGGCTGAAAAATCAGGATAAGCTCTCTGGCGAGACGTACTACAACCTCCTCGCTCACGCCCACCAGCAGCGAGATGTAGGCCGAGTTGTAGAGATCTTCAGAGTGTACAAACCGGAACTCGTAGTGGATTCCCCGGCCGCGCCGGCACCGTCCACTCCTACGCCGCCGAAGCCGTCGGGTCGGATTGACCCCCACGAGCTGGCCGCACCGGCAACCACCGCCCCCGCAGCCCCACCGTCAACGCCCGGCCAAGGTCCGATCTGGACTCAAGCCGACATCGACAAGTTGTACGACGACAAGGTGAAGGGACGGATGTCACAAGTGGACTTCGATCGCTTGGAGAAGCAGTACCACCAAGCCATGCTCGAAGGCCGAGTTTCCCTAACGTGACTGACCGACTAGGAGTCCTGCCATGGCCGTTTTTCCGCTAACCCCCGGCCCCACCCCGCCGGCACACCCCGACTACTCTGGGAAGCTCATTCCGCAGCTGTGGTCGAAGAAACTGCTGGAGCGTTTTTACGACGCAACAGTCCTGACCGCGATCTCGAACACGGACTACGAGGGCGAGATCAAGAACATGGGCGATACCATTATCGTAAACGGCATCCCCGACATCACGATCAACAACTACCGCATGGGCGACAATCTCGTGTACGAGCGCCCGGCGGCAATCATCGAGACAATGCTGATCGACCAAGGCAAGTATTGGGCGTTCCAGCTCGATGACGTTGCCAACGTGCAGGCGCTGCTCAACATGCTGCCGAAGTGGGCTGAGAACGCCTCGGAGCGGTTGAAGATCGTCGTTGACACTGACGTGCTGGCGTACCTCGTCGGCAAGGCCACCGCCGTTACCAATCGCGGTGCCACTGCTGGCAAGCTGTCGGCGAACATCAACCTCGGCATCGCCGGTACCCCGGTCACGATCTCGAAGACCACCGTCATTGATTACATCATCGATATGGGCACGGTGCTCGACGAGACGAACGTTCCGGAGACTGGCCGCAAGCTGGTGATCCCGGCGTGGATGGCAGGCCAGATCAAGAAGTCCGATCTGAAAGATGCGAGCCTGACCGGCGACAGCGTATCAATCGCCCGCAACGGCCGCATTGGCATGATCGATCGCTTCGAGCTGTATGTCTCGAACCTGCTGCCCAAGACTGGTGCTGCGCACTACGTGTTCGCGATCCACCCGAAAGCGCTGTCGTTCGCGACCCAGCTCACCAAGACCGAAAGCCTGCGTGCCGAGTCCACCTTCGGCGATCTGATGCGCGGCCTGATGGTCTATGGCCGGAAGGTGTTTTATCCGGAGCAGATGGCTGAAGGCGTGGTAGTCAAGGGCTGAACCGCATGCGTGGTAGCCTATTCCCTGCCAGCAAGCCGCTGGCAGGGATTTTTCTAGGAGACGACCATGGCCACTGGACAGAGAACCGTACAGGCACCGCAACCAGCTAAGCACACGCACTACGTGAGCTTGAGTAACCATGTGATTTACCCCGCCATGAGTTCGCCGTCTGGCTGGGAAGACGAGCATCCTGAAGACTGGCGTCCCGCGTCGCGCGACGAAGTTGCCAAGTACAAGGCAGGCATCGATACGATCAAGATCGAGGCGATCGACTTGTCCGCAGATGAGACGGACGCTCCGCCCGCCGCCGCCCTGCCGCACACGATCGAGTTGGCGGAAGAGGATCCAGTCGTCAACATTCCGCCGGCCCCGGCTCCCGTGATGTCGCGGTCGATGTGAGGTGACCCATGGCCCGCACTGTCCTAGATGCCATTCTCCGCGTGCAAGAGCTGCTGCAGGACGATCCGCCAACCGGATCGCCGCCGGGAACTAGCGGCACGCGGTATCCAGTGGAGGAACTGCTGGGCTACATGATCGACGCCATTGATCAGGCGCGCTCGGTTCGACCGGATCTATTCATAGGGCAGTACGCTTCGATGGTAGATACGGTCGCACTGGGTGATCCGTTCCCGCTTCCTTCCCAGTTGTTCAATGGCGCGTGCTACTTCATTGCCGGCAACGCTGAGCTGCGCGACGACGAGTTCGCCGTAGACGGCCGCGCTATGACACTGAAGGAGTCCTACACCAAGAAACTCGTATCGGGGATGTAGCCATGGCAGTCCCAGTGCTCGTGCCTTTCAGTGACTTGTACGATCAGGTGCTTCCGTACCTGCCCGGTGCCGAGACGCCGCTGATCGACGCGCAGATCCGCAAGGCCCTGCGCGAGTTCATGCGGCGGACCACCATCAATCGTGAGATTTTCGAGTGGGACACGGCCGCAGCACAGGCACCGACGTACCACCTGATTCCGTCAAATGGCGAGGTATCGTCGATCATCGGTGTGTGGCTGCTGGAGAACGACCAGTACCGCCAGCTGCCACCCGTGCCGGAGGAGCGTCGCGTCATTCGCGACCCGGGCAGGCCGGAAGGCTGGTACACCACCGCGCTCGACTACTTGACGATACATCCAGCACCCAACGACGTGTACTCGTTGCGCGCGGAAGGTGTCGTGACGTTGCTGCAGACCAGCACGCATTTCCCTGACTACATATTGCGTCATCACGCTGAAGCGATTTGTGCTGGCGTGTTGGCATTGATGTACGGCATGCCCGGTAAGCCGTGGACCCAGCAACAGGCGGCGGCACAGGCCGGGCGCATATTCGCGGGCGAGATCCGTACGTTGCGCGGTTCGCTGCGCGATGGCGGCCAACCCAACCAGAGCACATTCATCGCTGCTCGAAAGTTTGGAGCATAGCCATGGCCGGTCCGATTTATGCCAATAACGTTGCCGGCTTGCTTGATGTAACTCTCGGCTCTTCAGAGACGTTGGTTCACCTGCAGGCTGGACAGGGTGCGGCGTTCCCCGCGCCTACGTTCGGCAATTACTACTACGCCACCATCGTGCATGCCACGACGGGCGTGGTGGAGATTGTAAAAGTAACAGCCAGAACAGGCGACACGCTGACAGTGACGCGCGCTCAGGACGGTACTACGCCGACTTCCTTCAGCGCAGGCTCGGTCATGGAGATGCGCCTTGTAGCAGTGATGCTGCAAGAGCTGGACTACCGCACCGTTTTTGCTCAGGCCAGCGGCCTTGCCACGCTCGACTCGACGACGCACCTGACGCAAGCGCAGATCCCGGTAAACATCCCGTTGTTGGTTGGCGGTAAGCTGGACATCGCGGTGATCCCAGATTTGGTGGCGCTCGACGCGGACGTGGCGCTGAAGGCGAACAAAACAGGCGACACGTTTACTGGCGCTGTAATACTTGCGATGGGCGCGGATGTAGTTCCGCTCTCCATCACTGGTGCGTTTGCGTCTGCTGGGCGGCAGATGCCTTTTATCAACACTGCTGATGGCGTTGGATCGTCGTTTGGGTTCAAGCTCCAGTCCGGCACCAGCCTTGGCACCAGCCTTGCCGATGCTTCCCCGTTGTACAACGGCATTGCTCAGTTCACTGGCAAGTTCTTCATTGAGAACTCCAATGCCAACGGTGGATTGGCGTTCTCTGCGACCGGCGCGTCTGGCTCTCACACTTGGTATGTTGGTGCGGCGCGCTCAGCGGCTATGCAGCTTAGCTCTGCTGGCTTTGGCGTTGGTGTTCCGCTGTCGGGCACTACTGGAAACTTCAGTGGTAACGTCACGGTTGCTAGTATGATCGTGAATCAGAATGTGCTGTCCAGCACGCCGGTCCTTATCCTCTCGCCTACTGGTGATGGTGCTATTTATTTCCGCCCGAAGGGCAATGCTGTTGCCACCAACGAAGCAGCAATCAATGCGGCTGGTTTGTTCACCGCCATCGATTTCCAAGCTACCTCCGATCGGGAGTTGAAGGACAGCCTAGGCAGGCTGCAGTTCCGCGAAGACCTTGCGGATCAGATCCAGTTGTGGAGCTGGATCTGGAAAGGCTCTGATGCGGCCGGGCGTGGCCCGGTGGCGCAGGAAGTGCAGGAGTACGCGCCTGAGTTTGTGGCCAAGAGTCCGAATGGCTACCTGTCGCTCGACAAGGCGGGTCTTGCACTAGCAACAATCCCGGGCATCGCTGCCCGGCTCCGCCGCCTC